TGCTGGCATAACCATTGCCTTTGGGGTCAGTGCCACTACCAAGTCTATCCTTAACGCAGCTTCCATTGTTGGCTATCTCTTCCCGTAAGGAGAACACACAATGAGCGTTGCCGGGGCAACCCCAGCCCAACTCAAGCAGCTAGTTGTCTTGGCCACTGGCCCCAATAACATGCTCTGAGTTGATTTAATGACTATCCAACCAACCGCTATTTGGCGCGTCCGTCCTGGCGGCAGCAACACCAATGGTGGCGGCTACGATGCTGGTCTGTCTACGCCGGGGACTGATCGTTCACAGCAGGATGCTGCATTTGTCACCTTCAATGGCACTACCGTCCGCGCTACGACGGCAGGAATAACCAATATCATCACCTTGGTGGGGGTCACCGGCAGCTCTGCTGATATTGCCAATGTTGTGAACATTACCGGCGGCACGAACTTTATCACCGGATGGTATTTCATCACTGCCGCCGCTGCCAGCACCTGGACGTTGGACCGTACCTGTACCACGGGTGCAGGTGCAGCAATGACTGGTGCGATGGGTGGTGCCTGGCGTGATTTTTGGACCAACGCTACGACTACGGCAGCTGCATTGGTACCTGGGAACATAATTTACATACTTGGGACGGCCGTGCCAAATCCAGCGTCTTATGTCTACGATTACACAGCAGCCTCAAGCAACAGCATTGTGAACGGGAACCTTAGTACTAACGGTTTCATCTATTTCCTCAATGACCCGGCCACGCCTGGATACAAGGCCCCGCCAGATACGACTGGTGGTATGCCAACTGTTCAGATTAATACTTCAGCCTTCATGAAGGCCATGGCCAGTATACAGTTTCGGGGTATTTGGGTTGTGTCTGGTACCTTGACTGCTGGTCAGGTTATGTTTCAGAACACCATAAATGCCGCCCCGAATGTTTATATTGGATGTGTAATAGACCAACTTGGAGATGATATCTATTTTAACGGTGATGGTGCAGTTCAATGTCTTGGCTGTGAGTTTTTTTCATCAGCTGCAGGGACACCTAATGTTGCAAATTCTGTTGTCTACATAGGTTCAGGGCCAGGGGCAGTTCAGTGGTGTAACATTCACGATTGCGTCAGCTCTGCCGTAATAGTTAATGCTGCGTCTGGCGATTATGAAATTCACGACAACATTATTGCCAAAAATGGGAAACGGGGCCTTGATGTCCTTACTGGGTTTGTCTCTGTTGTCAACAATATTTTTGATGGCAATGGCGGGAGTGCCATTGTTGACGAGACTGGTGGGGGTTCTGGCCTCGTCGTAGCCAATAACATTATCAGCAATCATACTACAGCGTCAACCTACGGGGTAGAGCTGCAAACTGGCACGGCAACAACCAATGAAAGGTTGAGGAAATATATTGACTGGAATGTCTTCTATAACAACACGACAAACTACCTCAACCTCAGTGCCGGGCCAAATGACACCGTTTTGGCCAGTGATCCATACGTTGCTCAATCCACAGAAGATTACAGGTTGAAATGACCCAGCTATCTTACACCAATGCCTTCCCCGGCGGGCCGTTACCGCAGCATGGCAGCGGCCAGACTGCGGTGCAGAACTACCGGTACCCTGGTGCCCCACAACCGCGAACAGGTGCAACACCGACGGTGCGCTATACCAATTCCTTCCCTGCATTTTCACAGCACGGTAGCGGTAAAACTACAGTTACTCAGTTTCTTTTCCCAGGTGCGTTGCAGCCTATCATACTGCCGTTCATGATGTTCGCACCGTAGGGGCTGGCGATGGCTGCACAGCTTATAGATGATAGCAACGTGCTGGTCTTTGTTGACGACGGTGGATTTAACTTTTTCCTGGACGACATAGGGGATTGGCTGGGGAACATTGGCATGATCTTGCCCATAACCGGCAATGTGATCGTTAATGTTACCGTGAGATTGGGTCCGTGATGGGTAAGAAGCCGAAACCGCCGCCGGTAGTGGTAGTGGTGCATCTCGTTGATGATGCAAATATCTCTGTTTTCGTTGACAACGCTGGCGTCACTTCCTTCGTCGACGATGCTGGAAGGGTACTTGGGCTATGACCGTAAATATTGCCACGGCATTGTATAAATCGACCGGCTCGACCACTTCGCGTAGCCTTGGCGACCGCGCCGCACAAGTCATCAACGTCAAGGACTACGGTGCTGTCGGCAACGGAGTGGCGGACGATGCCGCTGCGATTCAAGCGGCATTCGATGCTGCATTCGGCACCAATGCCTCTCCTCACGGCAACGGTGGCGGCCCTAATAATACCCCAGTCTATTTCCCGCATGGGACGTACCTGATCAACTCGTCACTGCGGGTGACGGCGGTGTGGGGCGGCAGGATATTTGGCGACGGGCAATTTTCGTCGGTCATAAACTACCAGGGCCAGATTACCACGCCACCGACTGCGGATAACATCATAGCTGCTCTGTGGCTCGACGGTTGCAATTTCTGTGAGATTTCCGGGATCAGCTTTGAGGGGAAGACCGACCCGACCAACCACTACACGGCTTGCCTGTGGTTTGGCCCCGATGGCGTCAATGGCGGCTCCAGCGCCCATAGCAATCTGATCGTCAATTGCTCTACCAGCACCACCAGCAACGGGGTGGTACACGGGTCGACCGCTAGCGCCGCAAATTCGGAAAACACCTATTTGAATTGCAACATGGGGCCGCATGAGCAATACGGCCTGTTTGTCTCCGGGGCTAATTCACTGAATATGCGGGTGATCGGCGGCGCGATTGGCTCATGTGCCGTAGGGATCAAGACCAACAACAACGCCACCGCGCCGGTCGTCATCAATACCGCGTTCGATGGTAATGATTGCGATGTTGATGTTGTCTCTGGCAGCACAATGATAATTCAGGGTTCCAGAACGGAAAGTTTTCAGTTCATCAAGAACAATGGCTCGGTTTATGCCATCAACTGCGGCCAGGCTGCGTCCAAGTTTACGGGCACCGCGACCATTTCTGGAACTACATTGACGGTTTCTGCCGTTGGGTCTGGGGCTCTCAGGAATGGAATGGTCATTTACGATAATACTGCGTTTCCATCGGGCGGCGGCACGGCACCGGGGGCAACGGTAGTTGTTCAGTTGACAGGAAGCAGCGGGGGGACTGGCACCTATACGCTGAGCAGAACGGCGGCGGGTGCTCTTGGCGCGAGCATTACTGCCTACCCGCTGTTTCTCAACAGCATCGGTGCAGGGGCTACGCTCCTGGATGGGCCGGGGGTATCCGTTGACGGCGTGTTCCGCAGCGACGGCAATTCGTATTTGACTGTGCGAAACAACTTCATGTCGAATGCGACAGCCCTGCTGACTGGGTTCATTGGCACGCTGTTGGGGTACGACATTATAAACACGTCGCAGGCGTACACTGTCGCGGCCTTGCCGACGCCCGCTTCCTGCTTCAAGGGCGTTAGGATGTTTGTGACCGATAGCACGGTTGCAGTAACGAACAATACCAACATTGGAGCAATTGTTGCCGGAACTGGTGGTGCTGGTAGCACAGTGCCAGTGTGGTGCGACGGCACTAACTGGCGGATAGGCTAGATGCCCGATCCAGCGACTACTGCTTGGGTGAATGCGGTTATTGCCAACGGCGGCACCGTCAGCGCTGGCCGTCAGACGCTGGTCGACAACCTGATCGTTGGCCTGAAGGCAGATGGGGTCTGGGCTAAACTCGAACGGCTATGGCTTTTTGCCGCCGAGAACACGCAAAGCGCCCTGACTGATCTTGTCGGCGACACTCTGGCGACAGCGCAAACGACTGTATCGGGTAGTCCATCATTTACGGTCGACACAGGCTATGCGGGACTGGATAGTGTTGGTACAGGTCCTTACATTGACACCGGCTATTCTGGTTCCGGCAGCAGTCTATATACGCAAAACGATGCACATTACTCTGTCTGGATGATGACAAATCTTGCAACAGTAAACGGTGGATGTTGTATCGGGTCGAAGACTGGAAGTGACAGCAATCTGTTCATGACGTTTTTTGGCGACGGGAATGCTTATTGCCGCATCAATGACAGCCCTGAGTCGGGTGGTCAAGGTGTACCGGGTACGAGAATAGGGCATTGGGTAGCAAATAGAACGGGGGCGGCTGCGTCTGCACTGTATCAGAGCGGCTCTTTGTTTTCTAATCCTAACGGAACCTCTGCCGCAGTTCCTTCTGGAAATTTTACCGTCCTATCCAATACCCAAGCATTTGGCACTCCGAATACTATTTCTGTAGCCAGCATGGGGGCCTCGCTTACGACTGGCCAAATCACTAGCTTCTACACTCGGTTGAATACCTACTTGGCATTTGGCCCTACAGGTGCAAGTGCAACTATGTCCTTCGCCGCACAAACGCTCAGTATCCCGCTAAAAACAACTGGCAATCTAAAACTGATAATACCAGCTCAGTGAGGTAGAGTATGCCACAGCCGTTCCACTTGCTTCCGCGTATTGGCTCCTCAATGGCTGAGGAGTGGCTAGATATTGGCCTGCAGCATCATGTAGCAGGCCGCTTTGCTGAGGCCGAACAAGCCTACTTCAAAGGCTTGCGTATCGACCCAAACAATGGGCCGATTACTGCCAACCACGGGGTCATGGCGGCGCAGCAAGGTCAGTTTCTGGCGGCCATTCAGCGGCTTGAGCGGTCGCTACTGTTCGACGATAAGAATTCAACAACTTGGTACAATTATTCATTGGCCTTGCTTGAGGTAGAACGGCCTGACGAGGCGCTGAAAGCCATCAACCGGTCCATCAATCTTGTTGAGAGTGCCGATGCATTTTGCGCCAAGGGCATGATCCTTACTGCCTGCGCGAAGGCAGCAGAGGCTTGTGAGGCTTATGAGGCGGCCATAGCCAAGCCGTTCGAGCCACCTTATTCAACAAGGGAAATGGTGGGATTCAACAGCGTTTTTGTCCGCACGCTGAAGAATACCACGCCGGAAGAAAACTACAAGGCGCGGCAGGTGTGGTATGAGCGGTTTGCCTATAAAGGTGAGAAGAAACCGCACGCCAATGACCGCGTACCGGACCGCAAGCTGCGCATAGGCTACGTCGGCGGTGACTTCAAGATGCATTCGGCAGCCTTCATCTTTGGCAAGGTGATCCTGTACCATGAGCGCAATGCTTATGATCCTTACTGCTACATGACGATGCCAGCAAGTACTGATGATTCTCAGACCAAGCGGTTTATGGAAAAGACCAACTGGCGTGATATTTCAGCTAAGAATGATGAAGAAGCTGAGGCCATGATCAGGGCTGACGGCATTGATATTCTGGTTGATTTATCTGGTCATACTGGGGGCAATCGTCTGCCACTTTTCACCCGTAAACCGGCACCGGTTCAGATCCATGCTTGGGGCTTTGCTCATGGCAGCGGCTGCCCTGAGATTGATTACTTCTTTGCTGATCCCTATTCAATTCCTGAAGAAGAGCGCAAGTTCTTCGCTGAGAAAATATGGGATATTTCCTGTGTGGTGGCCTACGAACCGCCGAACTACAATCAGCCCAGCGCCAGCCACCCGCCAGTAGGCCGGGATGGCATTTTCACCTTTGGGGTCTTTGGCCGGTTTGAGAAATACAGCCCACAGTCGCTAGAAGCGTGGCACAAGATACTCCTGCGCACGCCAAACAGCCGGTTGATAGTCAAAGATCTGGGGATGCGTCGGCCTTACGCTATCAAGCGCATCCGCGAAGTAATGCACGATGTTGACCCTAAGCGCATCCTGTTCATGCAGGATTGCTCTCACCCCGAGCAGTTTCTGATCTACCAGAACGTCGACCTGGTGCTTGATACCTTCCCGCATACTGGCGGTGTCACCGCCCTGGAAATCCTCTACATGGGTGTCCCGGTGATCACCCTTTACAATGGCCAGGTAGGTGGCAGGACCACTGCCACGGCACTGCACATCATGGGACGGGATAATTGGGTTGCCAAGTCAATAGACGATTACGTGAACAAGGCGGTCAAATTGGCAGCCGAACGTACAGAACTGAGCAAGGCCCGCAGTGAATTGCGCGATCAGTTCCTTAAATCCCCGCTGTGCGGTGATTATGTTGGGGAAGTTGAAGATGCTTACAGATCCATGTGGTGGCGCTACTGCGGCCACGAAACGAAACAAGACGAACTGAAGGTAGCAAATCAATGACGATACTTCTCATGGTGGGCACGCTTTTCCATCCTGGCGGTGTCACTCCACCTGGCGGCGGCACTGAACAGCCGCACAACCTGCCCTTCTTCGTTACGCTGGGCCAATTGAAGAATTCCTAGTCATGCCCAGCCCCGGACTGACTGAACTAGCCACGACCACGCTCAGAAACAGGAGAGCGAAAATGCCGTCACACAGTGTCAAGCAAGCCAAGACTATGTCTGCCATTGCTCATGGCTGGCAACCAACTGGTGAAGCAGCCGGTATCCCTAAGAAGGTGGCCAAAGAGTTTCATGCCGCCGACAAAGGCAAGAAATATGGTGCGTCCAGGGCAAAGCGTGACAATGCCATGGGTAAGGCAGCTCTTGGCGGAGCAAGCACTGAGTCCAGAAATACCAAATTCCTGAAGAAGGAGGATTCGGTGAAACATGGCGGTGGTGGCAGCTATGACCGCAGCGGCCACTTCCCAGGGAACCCTGGCTTCAAGCGTGAAGGGAAGCCGCCGTATGGTGAGTACAACGCCGGGGCGCATGCCAAGCAGCCGCGTGGCAAATCCATTGGCAACGCTCCTACATTTACTGGCCACAGGCCAAACCAAAGCTACGACGCAGAACTGACTGAACATCATGGAAAAGGAGGCTCAGGTATGGGCAAGCACCATGGCGAAGTTGCGAATAACGGCCCGGCTGACCGGGGCGGCAGCGAACTGCAGGAAAAGGGGCCAGCTCCTGGGAACCACAGCCAGCCTCAGGGCAAGAGCCTGGGTGCTGGCCGCACCGACATTGCCGAACACCACGTAGGACAGAATTTTGGTGGGGTAGCCCACAGCTTCCGACCACCGGCTGCAAACATGGCACATGGCTACGGACATGCAGGTGGTCAGCGTAAAGGTGTCCTGCGCATGTCTGGCCATTCAGGTGCCCACCGGGTGGGCCATCGTGGCAAGTAAGAAGCCGTTTTACGCTTCTGAGCCTGCAGTCCCGGCCAAGAAAGTGGCCGGGGAAAACCCCGTGGGTAAGGTACAGACCCCTGGCGTGTTCAAGCCTACTTCGGTGCCCCTGCACCCAGGCCGTACTCACGCCCTGGGGCCGGTTCTAAGGCAGCCACACCCCAAGGCTCATGGCTTCGGTCACAAAGCCCATCAGATAGAGGGGGCACTCAGGCTGTCTGGCGTACCCCATGCGCACAAGGTGGGCGTGCCGAAAACAGGTAAGAAACTGTAATGTCCTGTGGACACGACCATAATGAAGGGAGTGGCCAGGCCAGCCAGGTCATTGACCGGCTGCTGAAGAACCCTGAGGTGACCAAATTACTTTATCGGGTTCAGGACATTAACTGCGACTACGACCTGCCTTACCTCAGTGGCTACTCAGAGAATGGGGAAACTATTTACATAGACCGTCACTTTCCTGAGGAACTGACCATTGAAGAAGACGGACACAAGAAGACTTTTGACGCATCCAGGTTCCTCACCATGCACGAACGGTTTGAGAAGGCAGTAATGGACGCTTGCGGTTGGTCCTATGCCGACGCACACCAAGCCGCTACTGGTTATGAGCGGCGGGGTGTCATCTCAGCCGGTTTGTTCTGGAACCCCTATAACGACGCCCTCAAGCCATTCATCAAAGCTGATGAACACGAGGCCCTGAAGAAAGTGCCTGCCAACCTGGACATGCAGCCTTACTACGCCCCGCCGGTCAATAGAGGATTGATTGCCAGGATGGAAAAGGCTATGGGGAATGGCAAGGAAAAACAGGACAAAAAGGACGTTGATTACAGCGACGGCCACTCAGGTTCGCACTGCGGCTGGACACCACGGTGGCCAAGATGTGCCTGTAAACATTTCATTGACCCGCACAGCTGCGAAAAAGTCAAAGGTTACATAGAGCCAAAGAAATGGTGCCGATTGTACGTCCAAGACTAAAGGTATCTTTGCCCGGCAGAGTACCAGTTACTACTATACCAACCCCTGCTGGCCCCCCAACACCTGGGCAAATGTCGCCCGAGGCGCACGTGAAGCGCATGCGGGGCATGTACAAATTCTGGCATCTGCAGTCCCTTAAACGTCAAGGGGTAAAGGTCGTGATGAAACCAAGCCATACGAAAGTCAAACGCAAGCGGCTCAGGCTGCAGGAAACCGTGGCCAAAGAATCGCGGGAGATCCAGGAACTTGCCCGCAAGAACGCTGATGCGGCCATGCGGCGGGTAGCCGAAATTGCAAAGACTTCACCCAACGAAACCGCTGCGCTTGCTGCTGCCGCGCTGCTCTTTGATCGCGCCTACGGCAAGGCCAATCAGACCAACATCAACGCACACCTGGACGCCAATGGCAAAGCAACCGACATCTCACAGAAAGAGCTTGACACCAGAATTGACAAGGCTCTCGACCGAATTGAGAGCCTTACGCGAGGAGCGCCAAAAGCGCCTGCGCGCCAGGAACCACTTATTGACTTACGCAAGCTCGATCGAGATCCCGACGGCACCCCACTCAATTGACCAAGATGATGAAAAACAGAAGTTCGTCCCGAACACAAAGGCGTTTGGCGCTCACCATTTGCTGTGGCTTGAGTGCCTCCAGAAGATTGAGGATGGGGAAATTACACGTCTTATGGGCCTTATGCCACCTGGAAGCGGCAAAAGCATTTACTCCAGTGTGGTATTTCCAACCCATTTTCTGGGACGTTTCCCCAAGCGATCAGTCATTATTGCGAGTTACGCCTCTGATCTCCCGAAGAAATTTGGACGCCGTGCACGTTCAATCGTCACTCAGCCAATATACCGACGAATCTTTGACGCGACACTGAGTGAAACTTCTTCAGCCGTTGACGAATGGGCGCTCACCAACGGCAGTGAATGGATGGCAGCTGGTATCCTGACCGGTATCACCGGCAACCGTGTTGACGGCATTATTTGGGACGATCTGATCAAGGGCCGTGAGGCTGCAGACAGCAAGGTGCAGCGGGATAAGGTTTGGGACGCCTATATGGACGACCTGCAAACCCGCCGCAAGCCTACTACCTGGGAAGTTGGGATCATCACCCGCTGGCATGAGGACGACCCTGCTGGACGTATTTTGCCTGCTGACTACAATGGCGAATCCGGCATGATCAAAGGACAAGATGGCAATGATTGGTATGTGGTTTGCCTACCCGCAGTCGCTGAACGTGACGACGACCCCCTACGCCGGAAACCCGGTGAGATACTATGGCCAGAGTGGTTTACCGAACAACATTTTGCACCTTTTCGTCGAAACGCGCGTTCTTGGTCCGCTCTATTTCAGCAGCGACCCGCACCCGATACAGGTGACTACTTTGACGCCGAATGGCTACGGCCATATTCAAGGCTTTCCGACCCTCCAGGTGCAGTGACCGTCCCCAAACGGGACGAAATGCACGTCTACGGTGCCAGTGACTATGCCGTAACCAGCGAAGGCGGCGACTACACTGTGCATGTGGTGGTGGGGATTGACCCAAATAACCGCGTGTTTCTTCTTGACCTGTGGCGCAAACAAGCAACTTCCGACAAGTGGGTTGAGGCCCTGTGCAACATGGTCGCGCAGTGGCGGCCACTGGGGTGGGCGGAAGAAACTGGGCAGGTCAAGTCGGGTGTCGGGCCGTTCCTGACCAAGCGCCTGAGGGAACGGCACCTTTACATAGCCCGTGCCCAGTTTCCTACCCGTGGTGACAAGGCGGTGCGGGCACAGTCCATCAGGGGCAGAATGGCTATGGACGGCCTGTATGTGCCCATTCACGCCCCCTGGTACCCGGAATTCAGGCGTGAATTGATGACGTTTCCTGCGGGTAAGCACGACGACCAGGTTGATGCCATTGGCTTGATTGGCCAGGTCTTGGATAAGATGGTTTCAGGCCGGGCAGCACCTAAAGAGCCTGAGAAGCCAAAGGTACTTTCAACTGATCCGTTGACCTGCACCGTGACTTTGAACGACCTGTTTGAAGCCAACGAACACCGTGGGAAATACCACGTTTCTAGGATCCATTGATGGCTGTCCAACTTGACGAACTAGCTGGACCTGATGGCGGCGATGAAAGCCGACGCCTGGCCAAGTTTTGGCTGGATCAGATCAACTACGTCAAGGACAACAGCCAGCACAAGCATTGGGTCAAGCGTGGCGAAACCATTGTCAAACGCTACCGTGACGAACGCAACCGTACTGACGAGGAAGGCCAGCGCCGCTACAACGCCTTGTGGTCCAATATTGAAATCTTGAAACCGGCACTGTACGGCAAAACCCCGCTTCCCATTGCCGAAAGAAGGTTCAAGGACCCTGACCCGGCTGGCCGCACTGCCGCGCAGATCCTGGAGCGGGCGCTACGCAATGAAATTGAGATTTGCGGGTTCCATGACGCCCTCAACGCAGCGGTTACCGACTACTTGCTCCCTGGCCGGGGTACGGTTTGGGTGCGCTATGAGCCTGAGATTGAGGAAGGCGTTTCCCTGCCGCCCGAGTCACAGACCGACATGCGGGATACGCAGGGGGAGCTGCCGGGCCGCCACACCCCGCCAACCGAACAAGAGACACAGACCACCACCCCTGGCGGGCGTACTCGCCCCCGGCTGATCAACCATGAAGAAGTCAAGCAGGAAATTGATGACGACCAGTCCGCGGAACAGACTCCGGAAGAGGAAAAGCTGGAAGCCACCGGGGATAGGGTTATTCGAGAGAGCACTCCGGTTGACTTCGTTGAATGGTGTGACTTCTTCACCTTCCCGGTGCGCGCCAGGAACTGGACCGAAGTTACGGGTATTGGCAAGCGCGTGTACATGTCGCGGGACCAAATGAAGCGCCGGTTCGGTTCGGTTGTTGGCAAGGGCATCCCGCTGGAAAAGGACACCAGGGGTGACCGCGTGCAGAACACCATGCTGCAGTCGGCCGACGAAGATAAAGGGCAAGTGTACGAAATCTGGTCCAAGACCGACAAATGCCTGTACTGGGTAGCTATGGGCTACGATCACCTGTGTGACCGCAAGGAGGACCCGCTCCAGCTTGAGTTCTTCTACCCCACGCCACGCCCGCTGTACGCCAACCCCAGCAACAACACCCTGATCCCGGTTCCTGATTTCATTCAGTACCAGGATCAGGCCATTCAGGTTGACGAACTGACCCAGCGCATCGCCATGCTCACCAAAGCCTGCAAGATGTGTGGTGTCTACAATGCGGCAGCCAAGGATATTCAGCGCCTTTTCAATGAAAGCATTGAGAACGAACTGATACCGGTGGACGATTGGGCGGCTTTCGCCGAAAAGGGCGGCGTGGAAGGCAACTGGTCGCTGATGCCGGTGCAGGTGATCAAGGACGTCATCAACGAACTGATGATGGTCAAGCAAAAGCAAATTGAAGAAATGGACCGGTTGACCGGGATCAACGACATTTTGCGTGGCACCAGCGATGCCAGGGAAACCCTGGGTGGGGTCAGGCTGAAATCCAACAATACTGGCACCCGGCTTACCCACCGGCAGAACGAAGTAGCCCGGTTTGCCCGTGACACTGTGCGGATCATGGCCGACATCATGGCCCAGCATTTTTCCCCGCAGTCGCTGATTGAGGCCAGCGGTGCGCTGTACGAAGAGGGGTTGTGCAAGGACGATATGCCGTCTTTGTCGGCCCTGAACCAACCACCTGCTGCCCCCGGCCAAGGGCCTCTGACTCCTCCCAGTCAGGCACCTGCCACATCCATGGGGCAGTCAGCGCCAGGGGGCGCGCGCTCCCCCTCATCCGCTGCGCCCCCTGGTGTCATTCCTGGGCCACCCCCCGGCTCAAATGTCGTACCATTGCGGCCACAAATGCCCGGTGCCCCACCGCCTGGAGGGCAGGGTATGCCTGGGATGCCTCCAGGCGGGCCACAAATGGCTCCTGGTGCGGGCATGCTGCCACCCATGGACCCAGAGCTTCAGCGCAAGCTCTGCGCCCTACAGGCCATTGCCAAGGCGCTGGACCTGATACGTGATGAACGGCTGCGCGGCTTCAGGGTGGACATTGAAGTCGACAGTACAATCTTCGCTGACGCCGCCCAAGAAAAGCAGGACCGCACTGAGTTCATGACCAGCGTCACCGGTTTCTTGGTGCAGGCGCTGCCGCTGGGTGCACAGCTGCCGCCGCTGGTTCCCTTGCTGGGCAAACTTCTGACTTTTGGCGTGCGCGGCTATCGTGTTGGCCGTGACCTGGAAATGGCCATTGAGGAATTTGCCGAAAAGGCCGAGGCGTTTGCTCAGGAGGCTGCCCAGAAAGCAGCATCACAGCCTGACCCAATTCAAGCCAAGATGCAGATTGAGGGTAAGAAGGCTGACGCCCAGATCCAAGCTATCCAAATGAAAACCCAGGGTGAAGGCATTGCCGCCAAGGCTGAACTAGAAAATCAGCAGATGGAAAACCAGAATACTCAGCAAGAGAACCAGGCTGACATGGCCAGTAAGCAGATGGACCTGAAGATGAAAGAAATGGAAATGCAAATTCAGGAGCTGAAAGGGCAGGTTGAGAAATTCAAGGCACACCATGAGATGCAAATGGCAATGATGCCCCCGCCGCCGCCATCTGCGGCAGCACCAGCACACCAGGTACCTGGAAAGTCAGCATGATGAAAAGGGTAAGACGCGGCCGAAAACGCCGCAGACCTCCGCCACATCGTGATCA